TACACAGAAGAGGGCCGAAGGAAGACCGCCGCCTCTATGTCCCAGATGTCCTCTATCAAGAACGCAGGAGGAATGGTTAAAGCAGCGGGCACTCGTTACCATCCTTCGGATCAGTACAGTATCTGGCTAAACCAAGAAGAAGCTATTTATAACGAGAAAGATGAGATTACTGGCTACATCCCTGTTTGGGAGATTACAGAGGAAGTTGTCGAGGTTGATGGAGTATTTGCATGGCCTCGTGAATCGCGTTCGGATGGGAAGCGTTTCGGTTTTGATAGGAAAATCCTCTCACGTATTTTTGCTGAATACACTGATAAAACTCAGTTCTATGCTCAGTACTACAATAACCCAAACGATCCTGAATCTAATCGTGTGGATCGTTCTAGGTTCCAGTACTACGATCAGAAGTTTCTTCGGCAAGAAGCTGGGTACTGGTTTTTCAAAGACAATCGCTTGAATGTGTACGCGGGCGTGGACTTCGCTTTCTCGCTTTCTAAGAAAGCTGATTACACTGCAATTGTAGTAATTGGGGTGGATGTTACCAACGATATCTACGTACTGGATATAGATCGTTTTAAGACTGATAAAATCAGTGACTACTACGAAAGATTGCTGGGAATGTACAATAAATGGGGCTTCAGAAAACTCAGAGCAGAGGTCACTACCGCTCAACAAATTATCGTTAATGACTTGAAACAGAAGTTCAAGGAGAGCGGTATATCCTTGAAGATAGATGAGTACAGGCCCAATAGGAACCAAGGTTCAAAAGAGGAGAGGATTGCTGCTGTTCTGGAACCCAGATACCAACAGCAAGCTATTTGGCATTATCGTGGGGGATATACTCCAGTGCTAGAGGATGAAATGCTTCTGGCTCGGCCTCCGCATGATGACATTGTGGATACTCTTGCAAGTATTGTGGAAATCGCTCAAAAGCCACGCACAAGAGAAAGTGAACGGAAAAACAACGCTGAGTTTGTGGGCACTTACAATAAACGGTTTGGCGGTTTTGGAACAACTATGGGAGTAGCTTATGGCCGGTAATGTGGCCCAACTTAAAGAACAACTTACGCCAGAAACTCTGGCTAATCAGATTTATATGATGTGGAATGATTTCTACAATCAACGTAAACCTTGGGTAGAAGAACAAAAAGAACTCCGAAATTACTTGTTTGCTACGGATACTAGTAAAACTAGCAATAGGACTTTGCCGTGGCGGAACAGTACTACTACGCCAAAACTCACACAAATTAGGGACAATCTTCATGCTAATTATATGGCTGCGCTCTTTCCTAACGATCAGTGGCTCAAGTGGGAAGGCTTCTCCCTTGATGACGCGACTAAAGCCAAGCGCGAAGCCATCGAATCCTATATGCAAAACAAAACGAGACTGGGTGGATTTCGGACTGTTATTTCTCAACTGCTTTACGATTACATTGATAATGGTAATGCTTTTGCTGATGTCGAATGGATAAACGAAAGGAAAGAGGATCCTCTCACAGGGGAGACAATTCCCGGTTACGTTGGCCCAAGGGTAATGCGTATCTCTCCTTTCGATATTCTCATTAATCCCGTTGCTAATAACTTCAAGAATACTTCCAAGATGGTTAGGAAGATAATGAATCTTGGAGAACTGAAAGCAATGGCAGAGGACTTCCCTGATGAAAATTGGGTAAAAGAAGCACTCATTAAAGCTACTAAGTTCCGACATGACATAGCTAGTGGCCAGTACAGTATGGAGGACTTTGATAAAGCTAGCGGGTACACCATTGATGGGTTCGGCAATCTGTACGAGTACTACCAGTCTCCGTACATAGAACTCATCGAGTTCGAGGGAGATCTCTACGATCCTTATACGGATACGCTGTTGAGGAATCATATTATCACAGTAATTGATCGCACTCGTATTATCCGTAAGGAGCCAATGCCTAGCTGGCAACCGAAAGGAAATAAAGCGCACGTTGGCTGGAGACTTCGTCCGGACAATATGTACGCAATGGGGCCATTGCATAACCTCGTGGGTATGCAGTATCGAATAGATCACCTCGAGAATATCAAGGCTGATGTATTCGATCTAATTGCTTTTCCTCCTCTGAAGATCAAGGGAGAGATTGAGGAGTTCGATTGGGCACCGGGAGCAGAGATCCATATGGATGTGGATGGTGATGTGAGTATGCTTGTGCCTGACACCACTGCATTGCAAGCGGATACACAAATCGCTATTCTCGAACAGCGAATGGAGGACTACGCAGGTGCTCCTAAGCAGGCTATGGGCATTCGTACTCCCGGAGAAAAGACAGCTTACGAAGTGCAGACACTGGAGAGCGCTGCTGGTCGTATTTTCCAAGAGAAGATTCAGAACTTTGAAGTTGAACTACTTGAACCCATTCTTAATTCCATGCTGGAAATCTCTCGTAGGAATATGGATGCAGCGGATGTAGTGCGAGTATTCGATGATGATCTAGGTGCTCAGATTTTTGCAACTGTAACCAAGGAGCATATCACTGCTAATGGAAAACTCCGACCCGTAGGGGCACGGCATTTCTTTAGCCAGCAGCAATTGATTCAGAATCTAACAGGATTGTTTAACAGTCCTGTGGGCCAGATGATTGCTCCCCATGTATCCAGCAAGCAGTTAGCTAAGTTGGCAGAGGATCTCTTTGGTGTAGAGCGTTACCAATTGATTTCTGACAACATCGCTTTGATTGAATCCGCGGATCAACAAAGGCTCATGGCAGTGCTTCAAGAACAAGCTGTCAGCGAGGATGTCGGTATGATGGGTGCGGATCAACAAAATATTGACACTAATTCTCAGGGGATGGTATAATGGCGAAGAAAGGTGAATACGATGGAAACGCTAATCACCGTTCAAAGAGACAGCGAGATTACCAAGCTCAACCCGAACAAAAGAAAAATAGGGCAGCTAGGAATAAAGCTCGGAGGGAAGCCCTTAGTACTGGCAAGGTATCCAAGGGAGATAATAAAGAAATAGATCATAAGACGCCTTTGTCTAAGGGCGGATCCAAAAGTACTTCCAATACACGAGTATTGTCCCAGACCGCAAATAGGCGAGCAGGCGGACATATTGGTGGTGTAAGAAAAGCAAACAAAGGAAAAGGTTAACAATGGCTGGCGATTACTCGAGTGGAATGGAAGAAAAGAAGCGCGGTACTAAGCCCCGCACTCAAGTGAAACCCGGAAAGCCCACTAAGAGCGGTGACTATGCTAGTGGCATGGAAGAGAAGAAGCCCAAGCCCAAGGCTACTCCCAAGCCTAAAGTTGCGCCCAAGGCAGCAGCTAAACCAACTCCGCGAGTGAATCCCACGGGTTCCCTTGTTGAGGGTGAAGCTCAGATGACTGCTCGTAGGGCAGCTACTCAAGCCGCTGGTAGGGCTGCTGGAAAAGCTGCTGGCGGTCTGGGTATCAGAGCCTTGGGAGGCATGGTTGCTAGAGCAGCAGGCGCTGCTGGTTTGGCCTATATGGTAGGAGATGCTCTAAAGGATACTGGCCCTGCTCTAAAAGCACGCAGTTGGGTATCGGATAAGCTGGCTAAAGGGGATAATGAACCCAATCTCTCCTCAAACACTTTCTATGGGCGATCACGGAAAGAGGACGCTAAACAAGTTAGCGAATGGCGCCCGGAAGGTAGGAAGAGATCCGTAATGAATCCCTCCGATCCTTCTACTCCGAGTGCTCGCACTGCTTACCACAAGCCTTCTAATTCATCCGGAAGTAAGAGCAAGAGTCCTGCCAGCAAAAGTCAGGGTCGAACTATGATGGGGGCTGAGCTTGCTGACTTTCTTGGTTTGAGTCAGTCCAGTGCGGTACGATCCAATCTTGTTAATAACGCAAAGAAAAAGAAGTAAACGTGCCTAAAATTGTAGAAGACCTAGCCAACAAGATTCAAAAGACTGGAAAGTCCAAATCTTCGGCTTATGCTATTGCAACTGCTGCTATGCAAAAGCAAGGTAAGCTAAAGAAAGGAACACAGGAACTTACCAAGAAAGGTAAAGCGTACAAAACTAAAGGCAAATGAGATTATGAAGAGTCCTAAGAAATTTATGAAGCACGGTAAGAAAGAAGAACAGAAAGAGATGAAGGGCGTCAAGTTCACTGGTGGCCCGAAAGAAGAAATGGCTGAAATGAAGAAACCCAAGAAGAAAAAGTGAAAACTCTTTGGTTTAAAGGCGCTAGAGATGGCAAAGAAAAAGAAGAAAGGCGGCTGCAAGTAGTATCCGCTGAGAACGCATTCAAGATTCTGACCGAGATTCTGGATAATAAAATTAAAGAAAGAGATGTAGAACGGAATCTACTCGGCTGTTATGAACTCCCCGGATATCCGTATTACCAAGCTGATGCTTCCGGATACATCAGGGCACTAGAAGAAGTAAAAAGCCTTCTTAACTTAAAGGAATAACAAATGTCTGACGAATTTTTGGGTACGACCCCTACCCAGCAAGCAGAGACTAGCCAACCAGCAGTTGAAGCACCGAAGGTAGAAGCTACTAGATCTGATTACTCAGAGTTCTTGCAAGCTATTACCAACCAAGAAGGAAAGCCTAAGTACAAAACTGTAGCGGATGCATTGATTGGAGCGGCTAAGGCGCAGGAGCATATCCAGCGCATTGAATCCGAGAACTCCGAACTTCGCACTGTAGCTAAAAAGGTTGATACGATGGAACAACTCCTTCAACGCCTTGAAGTAGGTAAGGGATCCGACCAACCCCTGATGCCGAAAGTCGAGGATCAGGAAAAACTCGTTTTGTCAGTTCTGGAAAAGCAGAGGACAATGGAACGTGAGCAAGCTAATCGACAAGCAGTCCTGAGCACTCTGCAGGAAAGGTTTGGAGATAAGACCAATGAAATACTGTCAATTAAAGCTAATGACCTTGGCTTGTCAGTAATGGAAATGGGAGCACTTGCCGCTCGTTCTCCGAAAGCTGTTCTGGGATACTTTGACAGTAAACAGGTTGCTCCTTCTGTACAAGGTACAGTAAACACGCAGGCTCTTTCTCCGAAGACTACTGAATTGAGAGCACCAGAAAATATCATGTGGGGCGCAAGCTCGCAGGATCTTGTAGGGTTCTTTCGTCAAGTCAAGGAAGAAGTAAATAAGGAATTTGGACTGTCATAACAGGAGACTACTATGTCCAACTATACTCTGAATACTCCTTCGTTCATCGAAGCACAACAGTATTCTCAGTTCATCCTTCGCACCCTGCCGACTGCGATCCTTCCCCAAGGTTTCTTCCGGGATGTATCGGATTTCGGTGCTGGTTCGACGCTGAACATCAAGACTATCGGTACGGCAACCATTCAGGAAGTAGAAGAGGATTCCCCTCTGATCTATAACCCGATTGAAACTGGCAACATCACTCTGTCCATCACGGACTACATTGGTGATGCTTGGTACGTAACGGACGTTCTTCGGCAGGATGGCTCGCAGATCGAAGCACTGATGGCTGCACGCGCCCAAGAGGCAACTCGTGCAATCCAACAGCGTTTTGAGAGTCGTTTCTACCAAGTTGCGTACAACGGCCAAACCGCTGCTAACCAGAACCTCGTTAACGGTTTTGCACACCGTGCCCGTGCTCAAGGTACTAACTGGACAATGAGCGAGGACGATCTGATCTCGATGCGTCTTGCCTTTGATAAGGCTAACGTACCGCAGTTCGGTCGTGTTGCTATTGTTGACCCCGTTGTTGCTGCTACCTTCCAGAAGAAAGTAGTCATCACCTCGCAGCTCAATATGCAACCCGCTTTCATGGAGCTTATGAAGAATGGTTTCAACAACGAACACCAATTCGTCATGCGGCTTCATGGCTGGGATATCTGGACTTCTAACCTTCTCCCGCAGGTAGCCGCTGGCACCTCGGTAGACGGTAACGCTTCCAGTTCGGCTTCCACCACTTGCGTAGCTAACCTCTTCATGTGCGTTGCGGATGATAACTGCAAACCCGTGATGAATGCTTGGCGTCAGCCTCCGAAAGTAGAGGGTGAGCGCAACAAGGATCGTCAACGCGATGAGTTCCTTACCACGGCTCGCTGGGGTATGGGTATTCAACGCCGGGACACCTTGGGTGTGATCGTCTCTGACGCAACTAAAACGGCTTAATAGGAGTAAATCACAATGGCTCGTGAAAATAGTTCTGGTCTTGGTGTTAGTACTCGCTATGGTGCTGTTTCGGTTCCTGACGGAGCAAGGGGCAACCTCGCGGGACAGGGTGTACTGAACTACATGACAATTGAGTTCTCTTCCACGCTGTACAACTCGGACTCCATCAACTCGCGTACGGGTATCCTGTTCAACTGCCTTCCGCTTCGTGCATGGGTAGAAGTTGAAACGGCAATCTCGCTCTCGGGTGCTGGTGTTGGCCTGTGCTTCGGTCGTAAAGGTGCTCTCGGTACGGATAGTGCTGATATCTCCGGTTCGTCTGTGGGTATCGGCTTTAAGACAGCAGCACTCAAGGGTACGTTCAGTACTGGTATCACTGCAACGACTACGCTGGCTTTCGGGCCTACTGTAGCAACGGGCTTCGATGGCGGTGCTGGTCGATTTGTTATTGAGTACATTAAAGTCTAATAACAGATGACCCTATTGGGGGTGTGGCGGGAGTAATCCCTCCCACCCCTTTTTTATTTCTGAGGTTCAGAGATGAAGCTAACGCTACTAGAAATTGTCCAAGACATCATGAATGATATGGATGGGGATAATGTTAACTCCATCAACGATACAATTGAGTCGCAACAAGTTGCACAGATTGTAAAAACTACGTATTTAGAAATGCTGGCTAATCGCAATTGGCCGCATATGCACTCCCCTTTTAATTGCGATTCTCTAGCGAATATCAATTATCCAACTAACCTCTCGATCCCCGAGAACATCAAAGAAGTTAAATGGATCCGGTACAACAAACGCACCAGTACGGATACTCGAGATAAGTACGAAGAGATAACGTACCTGCAACCCGAGGACTTCTTTGACCATTGCTCGCACAGGGATTCATCTGCAAGTAATATGCAGATTGTTAACTTTAACGGTATTCGTCTAAATATTCGCAATGACCAAGCTCCGCAGTACTGGACTTCCTTCGATGACTCCATTCTCATTATGGATTCTTTTGACAGCACGATGGACACAGTGCTGCAAGCAGGAAAGAATTCTTGCTGGGGTGTTAAGAATCCTCAGTGGACTGGTCTGGATAGTAGTATTCCTGATCTACCTGCTGAAGCATTTCCTGCACTTGTTGAAGAAGCTAAGAGCACTGCTTTCTATACTCTTCGACAAGTGGCGAATGAGAAAGCTGAACAGAAAGCTACACGACAGAATAGGTGGCTTTCTCGTAAAGCATGGAGAGCTAAAGGAGGTATTCGCTTGCCTAACTATGGTAGGCGCAAGGCTTTCTCTGGCCAAGAAAAGAATCCTCTCTTGGATAAGGGATAAGTATGGCTAAGTCCCCTGCATGGCAAAGAAAAGAAGGTAAGAATCCTAAGGGCGGTTTGAATGCTAAAGGGAGAGAAGCGTACAACAGGGAGACAGGAGGGAATCTAAAAGCTCCTGCGCCTAATCCAAAGACAAAGAAGGATGCTGGTAGGCGTAAATCATTCTGTTCTCGTATGCAAGGAATGAAGGACAAGCTAACTAGCGATAAGACAAAGAAGGATCCTGATAGCAGGATTAATAAATCCTTAAGAGCATGGAATTGCTAAGGAGAGCAGATGGAAGTAGTACCTAATGGAATTTACTGGGTAATTAAGAATCCGAGAGGCCCAGTTCCTGCTGTATTGGGTGGGGACTGGGTATCAAAAAGTAAAGCTATTGAAGCTCTCAGTATGTTCCAGCAGTCAATTCACAGCAGAACTATTAATGTAAGTCAACGAAATAGGGAGCGAAAAGAGCGTGCGACCGCTTCGTCAAAAAACAACAGTTGAAGCAACTAGCTGGATAGCGGGCCTCATTACTGAGGCTTCTCCTGTTAATTTTCCGGAGGGGGCTTCCATTGATGAAGAGAATTTTATTCTTAGTAGGGATGGTTCTCGAGGCCGTAGGCTGGGTCTAGGTAAGTCCGGTGCTGGCATTCAGGAGCTAGGGCACGTATCCGTAAGCGTATCCGGCAGCAGCACTGTATCCAATACGTGCTATGCTTCTATGAGTTATCTCTGGAGCAATGCTGCACAGAATCCCGGAAAGAATATCTTTGTTTACCAGTACGGTAATAAGCTGTACTTCTATAATGCTAACTCAGCGGATAGTGTGAGCATTCCGTACTTCGGAGCATCCGTTTCTCTTACTGCAACAGTAGTGGATAAATTCTCCTTCTCGAGCATTCAAGGTAATCTAGTTGTTGCTGTAGGGGATCAGCATCTCCGCATTATCGAGTACGTATCCTCAGCTTCGTATTCTCTTTCTCAGGTACGTCTGAAAGTCAGAGATTTCTGGGGAGTGGATGATGGGTTCGCTACGGACGAGCGCACAAGTACTCTGACGGATCTTCATGCCTATAACTTATATAACCAAGGATGGGCACCGGAATTCTTCTGTTCCTCGGATCCAGCTAATCCTAACACCATGAACAACGGTGCAGTAGAAGATCCTGTAGAGCGTACAAAGACTTCCTTGGGATTGTATCCTAGCAATGCGGATATTATGTACACCGCGCTTACAATGCTTACCAATGGACGCAAAGCGTACTATCCGCACGCTCTAAGTAACATTGCATTCGGAAATACTCCGGCAGCAAATGGGCACTACGTTATTGATCTCTTTGATCGCAGTCAGGGCCGTAAGGATACCTATGATACGGATGTAGCCGCTGGTTGGAGTGCTCGAAGGAACTATAAGACTTCAATTCCCACGGATCAATCCACAGGAGGCATCAAGGCTGTAGCAGCCTATGCTGGCCGTATTTTCTATGCTTGTTCTGCTGGTGAGACTGGAGGGGATTCTAAGAGTCCGCATATTGGTACGTTCGTACTCTTCTCTCGATTGGTGGATTCTGTGCAGGATCTAAGCGAGTGCTACCAAGAAGCGGATCCTACCGCAGAGGATATTTCGGATTTAATTGATACGGATGGTGGATACATTCAGCTTCCGGATGCTGTAAACATTAAAGCTCTTATTCCTTTTAAGAGTGAACTCTTGGTCTTTGCGGATAACGGAGTATGGTCTATCAATGGTGGCCCTGCTAGCGCCTTCACAGCAACACAGTACCAATCGCAGTTCCTTACTAACAATGGTGCGCTATCCGTAAACAGTATCGTTACTACCCCGGATGCAGTTATCTACTGGAGCCGTAATGGTATCTTCTCTCTTGCTATGGGGCAGTCCGGAATTGAATTCAAATCCTTAACGGAGTACACGATTCAACGTCTGTATAACTCTATTTCCTATAACTGCAAGAACAACGCTATCGGTATCTACGATGATGCTTCGTACCGTTGTCGCTGGCTGTACCAGCAAGAGTACAATTCAGAAGCTCCTCAGAAGTTCACGCATGAGTTAATCTTGGATCTCTCTATGCCAGCATGGAGTAGGTTCAAGTTCTATGATCTTTCAGCTAGTTCCACTGCAACTCCTCGGCTGACAGGGTACTTGAATACACCCGTAGCGTACCGTAACTCTGTTAACTCAGACTTCAGGTACACAGGATTGGACGAAGCTGCTTCGCATACGTACACGATGTCCTTGTACTACTACAACAATACTAATTTTGAGGACTGGTCTTCTGTGGACGCGGCAGCGTATCTGATTACTGGATACCTTCTGTGAAACCTATCCAAAGAGTAAAATCTTGGAATAAAGGAGCTAAGAACGAACAGGATGGCGAATCCAGTTACATATCGCCATCTAGGTACAAGATGGCTCCGTACTTGACTATTTATTTTACTCGAACAGAGACTATAAGTTCTGAGGGTTCATTAACTGCTACTTTAACAGTAACTGCATCCGTATCCGCATCAGTATCGGCATCAATTACGGATCCTTATTACTCCAGTGTAACGCTGTTGTTGCCTATGAATGGTACGAATGGTTCCACTACCTTTACTGATTACTCTTCGGCCCATAACACAATAACAGTAAATGGAAATACGCAGATAACCACAGCGCAATCCAAGTGGGGAGGCTCTAGTGGAGTATTCGATGGTACTACGGATTGGCTGTACGCACCTGTGGGAACAACCAATTTTGGCACTGGAAATTTTACTATAGAAGGCTGGTTCAGATGGGCTTCGCTAACTAATGGAGGACTCTTCCATGTGTATCCGGGAACACCTGTAAATACCACAGCAGGGGTTGCGGTTGGGTACGATGGAACGGACTTCCAAATCTTCACGGGTTCAGCGAACTACGCTAGAACGTACACTCCAACAGTCGGTAGTTGGTACCACGTTGCGCTAGTTCGTAATAGCAGTTCATTGACACTGTATGTCAATGGTGTAGCTCAGGGAGCATCGTTAAGCGATTCAGCTAATTACGGAGGTAACGGCATCAATATAGGCTTGTATTATGCCTCTGCGTACACATCCAATACGAATATGAATGACTTCCGAGTTACGGTAGGAGTAGCTAGGTACACAGCTAACTTTACTCCTCCAACAGCTAGTTTCCCTCTGAGTTGAACGTATGCGAATAGGTGCATCCAGACAAAAGTATTCTCCTTGGCTCATTATCCATTTTGGAAGAACAGAGACTACTACTGCGGAATCCGCAGTGGATCCTTGGGATCCTAACCCTCTTCCAGAGATTCCTACAACGGACTCGTACACAGAGCAAGTAATCTTCCTCGCGCATTTCGATGAAGACATTAGTGTGAGTATGGTTAATGGAGTCTATACAAGACCTTTCTCTGATGCGTCTTTGCATAAGAGACTCTTAGGGATTCAATGGATATCGGATACTAATGGAACAGCAACTGTTACTGTTGGTGCGCTTGGGAAGTTTAGCGATCAATCCTTCGCTACGGGTTATCTGAATTGCACAGGCCATGCAGATAGTTTTGATGAAGGGGGAATGATCGTAGTTGTACCGGGAACAACTGGGCCGCACGCAACAGAGACTGCTCAATTCGATTCGGATACAGCGTTCACTATGGAAGGATATGTGTATCCAGTTGGATACAAGAAAGCTACTGCTTTTGGGTTCTATACAAAAACTACTCAAAACGATCACTATCTTGAAGTAGGTATGAATACTCAGGGGGAAGCGCAGGTAGTCCTCGCTAATGAATGGGCAGCAAATTATTATACTTTGAGTACAGTTACTGCCTTAACTTTGAATACATGGTCGCATTTAGCTTGCGTTCGAGAAGTAAGCGGAACAATAAGTCTTTATATAAATGGATTAAAACAGACAAATACTCTATATAATGGTACTACTGTTATAGGAGATTTTGGGAGACTTGTTATTGGCGGCAATAGGGATCAAGGTTTAAGAAAGAAAATATGGAATGGCGGAATTGATGAAGTCCGCTTTACAGCGAACGTAGCTAGGTACACTACTAGCTTCTCTCCACTAACTGCAAGGTTCCCTAATCCTTAACATGGCACTACAAAACGAATCCTCGTGTCTCGTACAAGCAAGGTGGGAATGGACTACTCTAGAGGACTCTGGCCGATGGGGCCAAGAGTTCCAAGCGTACCGTTTCAGACAACCATTGTTTATTGAAGAAACAAATACTAGCCTGAGTGATGGTATGGCAGTAATCACTACTCGAAATAAGATCCGAGGTAAGGGTCGCGCTCTATCTTTCAGATTTAGAACGGAACCCGGAAAGGACTGTAAGTTGCTTGGCTGGAGCGTAGAACTAGGTTGGAATGCTGAAGTATGATGACTGTGCTTGATGAGAATCTGTACTGGCGCATAGTAGCTGATAGGCTTCCTACTAAGGAAATCATCATGCACTGCACTGTAAAGAAATGGTCGCATACTATCTACAAGCATCTTCTGGGTGCTCTTTGTCGTATACAACAAGACCTCAAAGAACCCCTGTACGCTCCGTGCATGAATCCTAAGCAAGAGAAGTTCTTGCTAATGATGGGTTTCAGTTCTGTGGAAAAGTTTATCTACACCGTGGATGGAGATTGGTACCAATTGTTTAAATTTGAGGTTCACTAATGGAAGGTATGGCTATTGCTTCTTTTATCGGTTCTGTAGCAAGCGGAGTTTCTTCTGCAATGGAACAGAAGGATACTGTTAAACAACAGAAAAAAGCTATGCAAGCAGAAACTGCTATGCAGCAGGAGCAGAACAGAAAAGCTGCAATGCAAACTCTTCGAGAAGCTCGAGTACGCAGCGCAATGATTGCTGCTTCTGCTCAGAGTGCTGGTGCGCTGGGTTCTGGTGCTGCTGGAGCGAGGGGGAGTATTTCCAGCATGGCTGGGAGTTCCATTGGCTCCCAAAATATGCAGACACAATCCGTAAAGAATATCTCACAATTCAGTCAAAATGCTGCAAACGCTCAGAGTAAAGCAGGCGCATTCGGAACGGCTAGTGATTTGTTTGCTAAAGGTACTGGATTCTTCTCGCAGGGAATCTTCAATCAGACTGGGGGATAATTAGTGGCCTATTCTTCTGTACCTACTATTCCAGAGGATGTACCGCCGCCTGCTTCTCCAGAGCAGGTGGATTCATATCTTCCTCAGTACGCTCTTGCTTTCGGTGATATGCGTAAGCAAACAGTCGAGATGCATCAGCATCGCCTTCGTATGGGGCAAGAACTCCAAATGCGGAGAGAGCTGTACCTGCAAGAAATGCAAGCCTCCAACCAGCAAAGAAACCAGATGCTGACTAATTCCATCTCTCGTGGGGATGTTTCTTTTGGGGAGGCTCTTGTTAAAGGCAGTATCCCTACTATTCCTGAAGGCATAGTTACAGAGACGCTCGCAGCAGAGAATGGAGCAGCAATTAATAACTCTGACAGTCCAGAGTTCCCTATTGGGGATAAGGACATTAAAACGAATGCTGCGGCTCTTGCTATACAAAATAAACTGGGAGAAGCATTCGCGGAACTTCCTAGCTTTGCAAAAGATGATGAAGAAGGCAAAATACTGAAGAATGCTAAGACAGTGGGCCTCTGGTCAGCTTACATACTAGAGATGATGATCCCTCTGCGATACAGCATTGGAACAGCGGATGATATAGGAGATGTAGTACTTCCGGGAACGCACACCAAGGAAGAGTCCAAGGCTTTCTGGAAATCCATAGCGGATTCCAAATCCCCGGATGAAACAAATGCTCAGGTGGATATCTGGTTCAATAAAGCAAAAGAAAGATTCCCGAATAATCCTCTGGCATTTGTATCGTACCTTATGGAATCCATGATGACTTCTCAAACAGAGAATTCGGATGCCATTAAAGTCTTTGCAAAGGAAACATTAAAAACTGAGGATGGACAGGAGGTTAAGAGTTTTCTCCCGGATTTTTGGAAACCTAACTCCGTATTGGATGCGGAATTCTCTTCAACATTCACGGACGAGTTATTCATTAACTCCCTTAACTTGCTGGATATTGCTGGCCTTGGTTCCACTGCGCGACTTATTCCTAGACTTGCTATGCACGTAATGGGTGGCCGTGCTGCTGCTCAGATTGCAGCAAGGGCAGCAGAAGGGGCTGCTGTAGCTAATGTTGGTGGGCCAGCACTAAGGAGCAACTTGAGTTTAGTACCTTCTACTCTGGATATTATTCCAGAAGTTCAGACTCAAATTGATGGTATACGAAATCTTGGAATGACTGCCCTAGAAGATAGGGTTATCTCCCAGAGAGTTCTTCCTACTGGGGAAGTAGCAGAAAAGATACTGGATAAGACCAAGGGAGAGTACGGTAATAGGCTTGTTAATTCCAAATTCGTAACTACTGAAGCTGGAGATACTCAGCTTGAAGTCATTGTGGGTACGCCTAGAGGGAATGGATTCGCTACTCTTGAAGCTGCAAATAAAGCAAATGCTAGATCCAACAATGTATACGAAGTAGTTAATGGCGCGGAATTCGGATTGCGAGGGCATTACCTTAAAGCTACGCGCAGTGTAGATGAGGATGGCTGGCTTAAAGGGGAACAACTTGCAGAACTCGAAGCAAGTAATCAACTTAATACGGGTTGGTTCTCCAAGAGATTCAAAGGAAACATAGGCGCAGGGACGGATTTTGGTAGGTACGTATGGTCGCCTTCTGTTACTGCAATTTATCGTTCTACTAAGGAAGCAGTAAGTGCGGGTTTTGAAAAAGCCAAACTAGGCGTAGTAGTCGAGAGAATGCTTACCCCTCTTGAGAGTCTTTCTCGAAGCAAACAGAATACTGTTCGAGAAGCTATTCAATACGGAAAACTGCAACCCTCTCGCTTGCAAGAAGGAGCTACAGGGCGGTGGCTTGATTACGGCGAACTGGATAGATTCTACCGCACTAAATACGGACGCGGAGTAACTAACGAAGAAGCTACTGGGTACTATGCGTACAGAGAGGTTTCAGATTTTGCATTTATTCTAGGGAATGAGACTGAACGCAGTAAGATGCTTGCTACTGGAGCAGAGACTTGGTCTATCAAGAATCATGCTTATGGAACAGGGATAATTGGAAGGAGAGTAAATGCTGCTAATGTTGCGGATGAGTTCACTCTCCTCGCTCCTGATGGTTCCGTTGTTACTCGAGCTGAATTGACCGAAGCTCAACTCAAGAAATTCGAGGTTATCGAAGCCTATGGGCAAGCGGAGTACAAAGGAAATCGCTTTACGCACCTTCTTGTAGATAAGAATTCTGCCTTTACTGGTGGACTCCAGAGGAATGTTCTTGGGTACACAGAGGGCGGAACTCGTAACTACAAGGATGTATGGTTTGCGAAGCAACGCGCTGTAATGACTCTTGGCGGAAGGGAAGTAGCACGTAATCCTCTTACGCATGGAGTATTCAGGACTAAGCAGCAATCCGATGAGTACGTACTGAGTATGAACCAAGTAGTTCGGGCATATAACTCTATGCAGTCAGACTTACTCAAAGTACAGAGAGGAACACTTGCAAAGACTCAACTAGAGGTTACTGGCGAAGCTGAACGCGCTATCCAAGGGATTGATCCTAATATGTCGATCTCCAAGATTGAGGATATGGTAGAAGCGGGTGACTTGGATCTCAAGCATCCCCTGCAAACTGTCTATGATAGGGAAATGCTGGATGGCTTTGATGCGCCCAACTGGGAGAGGCTGAAGAACTACCAACGAAGCGGAAAGATGTACTACTCGGACAGAGGAGAGCACCTTCTTCAGGATGGGGAAGCAGCTCCTCTTATTGATCCGTATACAGCTTTGTCCAATCAAATTGGAAGCATGGTTCACTCCAATGTGTACAAGAACTTTGCCATTCGTGAAGTAGGAGAGTGGGCAGCATCTTTTGGAAAGAACTATGAGATAAAAGGATTAGTTTTTCCGAGTGCTGATGAGCTAGTGAAGTACGGAACTTGGAAAGCTCCGAATACTCCCGAGTTCAACCGTATTCGTAACCTCGCTGAATCCCAACGAATGTACGTTAAGCGCGTACTCCTGCAACCCGGAACATCGGATCTCTTTATCTCTCAAGCTAAGTCCCGACTTGCTCAAAAGCTAGCGGTATCTCTGGGAGATTCCAAGTACGCTACGGAATCCATGCGGACTGGTCGTATAGTTACTGAGACTTCTGCTGTACAGGGATTACGTAAACTCGCGTACGATCTTGCTCTGGGTTTCTTTAACGTAGGCCAATTCGCTGTGCAGGGTTCTGCTGCAATAACTGCTGCAATTATGCATCCCTTGCATGGATCAGCAGCAGTAAGGGACTACGGTCTTATCCGTGCTGCTGCCGCTGCGGATTATAATTCCGCTATTGTAGAAGCCCTTGGAAAGAATCTAGTTCGCTCTAAAGTCTTTGGATTCAAGGATGGTGAATTCGTTAAGATGATTGAGGATTATCGTAAATCCGGACTGCATCTTGTTGGGCGCACGGATACCACGCTGGATCGTTTGGGAGCGGATGGCCTAGCAAAAGGAAAGATAGCAAATACGTACGATAGGGTGCGGGATGGAATGCGTATGCCCTTGTACGAGGGTGAACGCCTTGGGCGTATTGTCTCCTTTGGTATAGCGCGTAGAGAGGCTCTGGATTCTGTACGACTGGGAGAGTTCACTGAAGGTAGTGCTGAGTACTACCAGTTTATTCGGAAAACAACCAATAAGTACACGCTGAACATGATGACGGGTATGGAGACTTGGTGGCAACGTAATCAACTTACGCAGCTTCCTTTGCAGTTCTTCCAGTATCCTTTTAAGTACATGGAAGTATTCCTTGGTATGAATAGGGAGTTCACTCAGGCAGAAAAGACACGCTTTATTCTTGGGCATATGTTTCTGTATGGAGCTTATGGTGTACCCCTTGGGCCAGAGACTGCCAAGGGTGTTGTTGCTCCGGGTTACGAACAACTTACGGGTAAGAAGCTGAATGAAGAATCCTACCAGCGTCTTATGCTAGGACTGATGAATGATTTTACTTCCAAGATGCTCGGATCCGATACAGCTATTAGCAGTACTCTCGGATCCGGTAATTTCGTTGGGGAATTCATTAAGGATATCTATGGCGACAATACACCCATCGGTCTTGTTGGGGGTGTCTCCCTTGCAGCAATCTCCAAGATGTGGGATGCAGGATCCAACATTGCTAAGGTGTGGTCAGCAGTTGCTTTCAATGAAGGTATGTATAACGCCAGTCCGGGACTTATCTCTGAGGCCACAGACATAACAATGACGCAGTTGGGTTCCGTTGTTCGATCCATGAACAATGCTAACAAAGCGTACTACCTATATAAGTACGGCGCTCTTCTGGACAACAGGGGAGGGATAATTGAGAATGATTCTCGTTACAGTGCCTTGCTTACTGCTGCGGGTTTTCGTAGTACAACAGAGTTCAAGTTCTGGGATGCTATGGAAAGTAGCAAAGCTAAGAAAGAAAGACTCGACAATATTGTCGAAGCTACTACGAAATTGTACATAGAAGGGAATCTCGCTTACCACAGGGATAATGATGCAAAGACAATGGAAAGTAAATTTAATATGGCTGAAGCACTAGTAGCTCCTCTAGAAGGTCAAGACAGATTGTACGTAATTCGTGCTACTAGAAACCGTGGAACGGGTTCCTTTGAAGAAACAATTGACCGCATAGAGAAGAAAGGCGGCACTAGATACACGAACGGAGAATAGAAATGGCATTTGGCGCAGACGCTACTGGTACGTACGATACAAAGAATTTCCTTACTCCCCAAGGAGGAATAGAGGATCACTCAACGGATACTCTATTGCGAGTTGCAGGAAGTGCAACGGAGCAAGGGTACGGTATTACCGCTGCTGTAAAAGGTCGTGCTTTTCGCGGAGAAATAGATACGGCTGTAAAGTCAGAGATAGGCAAAGAGATTGCTGGCAATCTGCAAGCACAGCCTCCGGATACTCAAGAGTTCAAGGATGCAATTGAGCGAGCAAAGCAAGTCACTACTCAGGGTGGCATAGGTGCGCGTATGCGTGCGAATCTCCTTGCAGAGAAACTGACTCGAGAGAAAGCAGGAGCTAACCCCATGTTCGCTTCTGTGTACAAGCAAGTAGCTCAGGAAGTTCTGGGTAACTACGATGCAACTTTGCAGTTCATGGATGTAGCTGAAGCCTCTGCTCTTGAAAAAGCAAAAACCAGTGTAGCTACTGCTGCGGATATGTCCAAGAAGACTCTGGAAATGGCTGCTACTGCTAAGATTTCTCTTCCTGTGCATCCTAGTCAGATGACTCCAGAAGAGAATCAACAAGCGCAGTTGTATATTCTTAGTAAGATACAACAAAGACAGGAAGTGGAGGATACGCGAAAAGCTAGAGCGGAGGTACTTGCTGAGACGAAAGCTCAAGCAAGCATCCAAGCAAGCGCAGCATCCATAACTGCAAGTAGTGTTGCAGTCGAAGCAGCCAGAGGAAAAGAAATAGAAAGAAAATATGCTACTAAAGTAGCGGACTCAGAGTTTTCTGATATTGATTACTTGATCCAATCTTCTGTTATTGGCCCCCTTACTAAGGGTCAGCCAGTGGATCAAGCTAATTGGAACAATACAGTGTTTCTTCTTAGACATAAGTTCGAGAAAGCAATTAGTGATGTCTCGCCTGAATTAAAGGCAGGGATGCGATCAGATTTTGAAGCTCGAATGAAGGGCGCTACTGATCTTTTTACAGGATCCTTTTCAGAGGGGCAAGTAGCTGCAAGACAATTGTCGGATCTTACTGCAAACCTTGGAATTGCTGCAACAAAAGCAGCACCTACACTTGCTGCTGTTAAAGCGGCAGGTGGCCCCGGCGCTGCTGGGGCCTTAGTAGAATCCGCTATGAGTTTTAATAGTCAAACTAAAAAAGATATTACTACAGAAGTAACTAACGTACAAGATGTTGTTAAGAATCTTGTTAATGGCTCCAATAATAGAGGGGATGTTTCAAATCTTTCTGCTGAAGATAGAACCAATGTTCGTGGATTGGGTTTGATTTTTGCTGGTTCCCAGAATCCACAAACTCGTGATGTGAATCCTGATTTCTATGGCGGCACTATTGCTTCCGCTTTGTACGATATTGAAAGGGGAGGATTGCTTGAAGGTCGAGAGATGAAATCCATAGTGGATGGTTTGCAAACTAATAACTTCACTAGCAAATATCCGCAAATGGATCCTTCTCTTCAGCAGACACTCGCTACGCGATTGCACGCAGCAGCAGAACAAATCGGAGAAGCCTACGCAAAGAAACTAAAAGATAAATTTTTGGATGAGGGAAGTGCAGGAGTAAATCCGCAGAATGGTTATTTTATTTTGCCGGATAAACAACTAGAGTCAAGGTTGAATAACTTTTTGGATTCTCTTGTTATTTCTAAGTCAGGAGATAGGAGTTCTCCTAACAATGATATCCAAGCTCGTTTGTACTTTCTTGATAAGTACTTTGGTTACGTTATTCCACAGCAAAAAGAACAATAATGGCTAATTTCATTTCACTAATGAAAGTTGCTAAAGCAGCAAAAACTGTTAAAGCTACTAAAGTTGCTAAAGTAGTAGAAACTATATCTGAAACTCAGAGAATAGAAAATCTTTCCAAATTTATGGAAGGATCAAAAGCTGTTACTTCAGAAGGTAAGCCACTAACGTTGTACTCAGGAACTTCTAAGGATCAAGATTTTTCAACATTTAGGGTTCCTGAAAATGGAGCATGGTTTACAGAATCTGCTGATGAAGCATCTATGTATGCCAAAGAAAACGACAGCCAATCTATTAAGTTTGATCCGCGTACTAGACAATATGCGAGAACTAATGAAGCATCCAGAGTAATGCCTGTTCATATTAATGTTCAAAAAGTATACGAACTTACTGATGAGGATCTTCAAGCATATAAATACGCAGAAAATTATAAAGCATGGCAGAAAAATTTCTTTTATAAGTTAAAAACACAAGGATACGATGGAGCTAAATTTCCCGGAGGAGTTTGGGTTGTTTTGAAAGAACCTTCCCAAATTAAATCCGCTATTGGTAATACTGGAGAATTTTCTAGAGCAAATAAATCAATGGTGAAAGCAACAGCAGGAGCCAGTTTTATTCCGCTATCAGAAGTAATTAAAGGAAAACAAAATGACGCTGGGACAGAAGCAGAGAAAATTCGTCAAGATGGTAGCTGATCTTATCCAGTGGGCGTACGCCAATGGGTACGAACTAACCTTCGGGGATGCGTACAGGGATCCCCGTCTTCACGGGGCATTAGGGATAAAAGAGGGATACGGCAATGCTAAATCCAATCATAAGATTCGACTAGCTATTGATCTTAATCTCTTTAAGGATGGAGTATTCTTGGAGACTACAGAAGCGCATAAGCCTCTGGGAGAGAAGTGGGAGTCAATGGGTGGATCTTGGGGCGGACGATTCCAAGATGGCAACCATTACTCCCTTGAGCATGATGGGATGCGCTAGAGATCAGCGTAGATTTCCGTAATCTCTTCGAGAGTCAAAGCAATTCCGCAGTTAGCACAGAGGAAGTGCAGACCGGATGATCCGTAATGAATCATCCATCGAAAACTTTGAATATTGTCATCTACTGAACAGATATGCGCCAGAGGGAGGCATCCAATATCCTCTGGCGTTTGTCTTTTGGACTTAGGGAAATTACGTACTATTCCTTTCTCTGTTTCTCCAGAGTTACAGTCCACAGACACCTCCTTTACAGGCATCATTTTCCTCGAAAACTACACCCTTGTGTCGTACGGCTTCCTTGTAAGCGATAGCCTCCAGTGGCTGGCCTCCACGAGCGCCGTCAGGATAACAGGTAAAACCGCGCAGCCTGCTAGCGTACTTAGCCAGAATTGAAGCGAATTCCCTAACACGATCATGATTATTGAGGTCAGTACCCCAAGAAGGCAAATTGATAGTGCTAGATATAGACATATCCACATAGTCTTGTACATCAGCTTGGAACCTCACTCGGCGTTCCCAATCGGGAACTAGATCAATTGCAGTTTCAATGGTATCGGGATTGATACCTTCTTTAATCAAAGCATCCGCAGTAGCATCCACTACGTACTCGTACTTCCATTTCGTGCCATCTACTAGGTATCGTCTCTTGTAAGCAACAGCAAAAAGAGGCTCGATCCCAGTAGTAGTACCGGCAAGTATTCCGATACTACCCGTGGGAGCGATAGCGCGGTAGGCAACAGGACGGCTGATGCTAAGGCGGTCGCATAGGCTATTCGCTGCACGTTCGGACTCTTCACGGTACACCTCCATCCATTGCCGAAGTTCCGGCCCCATCTCGTACTTGTATCCGCGCTTCAGTAGCCACTCATGTATACCCATGAGTCCAAGACCCAAACGCCGGTTCTTCTTGCGAACTTCGTATACTTTTTTGTAGGGAAGTTCTGCCGTAATAGTCCCGCACACCAAGAACCCAGCCGCGAGTCGCACCACCTCTCTAAACTCTGAAAGGGTATCAATGCGACCAATGTTAATGCTACCAAGATTGCAGACATCAGAATCATCAGCAGAAGTGACTTCAGTACACGCATTGCGTAGCGTTTCATTTTCTTTCTCCCCGAAGTTAAAAGAAAATCCCGGTTCACCTGTGGACATTGCTTGCTTGCAGTTCTCAATAAATACAGAGGGAATGTACCCCTGCTGCACTGCATCCAAGAATGCATCATCGTAGTTCAAGGATACATTGGTCATATCCAATGGAGCAGGAAAGTTGAAGTTATCATTCTTTGCATCATGCAAGGAGTACCCATCATGAATAGGCATATCCTTCCAGTTCTTTACTCGGAGGAAGTCTTCGGCGTCCCCGTGTCGCCAGTTGAGAGAAGCGTATATCGCTGAACGCCTAGATCCACCCTGCATAACATTTCGTCCGACTTCGTTGAGAGAGTACATGAGAGGGATAGGCCCGCTCGCCCTGCCTCCAGTACGCCCAAGAGTTGCCCCATTAGGACGGAAGATAGAATAATCCACGCCAATCCCGCCCCCAGACATAAGGCAATCGCTAGCTCTTTTAAGGAGCCGCCCCCATTCTTCTCGAGTGTCTTCTTCTCCTTTGAGGAGGTAGCAGTTGTTGTAGAATTTTGCTTGACGCCCTGCGTAGTAAACATACCTTCCTCCGGGAATAAATTTGAACTCTGCAATGAACTTCTCCAAGGCATCCTGATGATCCTTGGCAAAGAGATTCGTAGTTACATCCTGTACAATGTCATGAGCTTTCTCTGCCCAAGTTTGTTCAGGACGCAACGCGTACTTATTCCTGAACACATTCTCGCCAAAAGAATTCCTGAATTCAGACATTTCGATCCTCCATCATTAGCGTGATTCGTTGGATTTCTCGCTCTATGTACCACTTAGCTTTGAGCAAGTCTTCAATAGTATCATGCTTGAGATCAGCCCTCCAGAGGTACTTAATTGCATTGCCAATACAGAAGTTGAAATGCTCTGTCACCTCGATGCACTCAACTCCGGATGGATGCTGGTTATAGTGCTTAGGATGATTGACCAGATCGTTAATGCTATCCCCTATATAGTCCGAGCAATCGAAATCTTCAATAGTCATAGCCAATTCCTTTTCAGATAATCCACACTAAGAGTTACAACATCGTAGGAACCATTCTTTACTTCTGTCAACATCAGGGCACCGCGCCAGTGCTGGTTCCCTTGGTACTGCATATAGTCCTCCTCATGCTGGTAGAACGCTCCAGCAATAATGCACTGGACTCGTGAACCATCCGTCTTAACGTGCGGAGAGATGTAGTAGTCAAAGGTCTGCTGGTGCCCTACTACCCATGACTCGTGCTTTTTTGTAGCGATGAGGTGTGCTCTGGAGATAGGTCTTCCCATGACCCCTCCTTGTGCATAGTGACAGAAATTAACTCCTTCGATTCGGACAGGGCTAAGGAAATCATGTTCCTCCCATCCGAACTGTCGATGCAGATCGTAATCAGGCAAGGCCCCTTGCAGAAAAGGCTCTTGGGCAATGAGTCTGTCCCTTCTAGCTTCGTGATTGCCATAGCAGAATACTTTCCTTGGCCTATACGGTCTGTGCTTGCTGCGGATCTGTTGATCGTTGTAGGAGTTCATGGGGGATAGCAGGGCTTCCATTCCCTCCCATCCGGCCTCCAAGTCCAAGAGCATCCTTGCTCCCTCATAGACAATGTGCCCCTTGGAGTTATGTTGCCCCAGAGAAGGCATATCGAAGTGATCGCCTATGTGGACGATCACCTCGGGTTTCTTGTCGAGGATGTAGTTCCCCAGTGCAGTGAGATGCTCCATAGGAACACCCTTCTTTACTTGAGTATCAGGAATAACAATTATTCGCACTTATGCATTCCTTTCTTCCAACTGTTTAAGCAACGAATCAATATGCTCTTTGAGAGAGGCTTCAATTTTGTCACGGTTTCGGAGTTCATTGCATACACGGGCGTAATGATAGTCACTCTCTTGGAGAGCTTCTTCAAAAGCCATGACTCTATCTCTGAGAACAGAGAGTTCAGCCTCTAGTTGAGAGTAAGAAAAAACTACTTTCATCCTGTATTCTCCGAAATTGTTTCTGGAATAAACCATTCGGATACGCAATCCATTACGTATTCGATAATGGTATCAATCTGATTATCTTCCGGAGGACTTGCATCCGTGTGCTTGTACGCTTTGCGTATACCGTACCGTACACCATCTTCAATAGCCATTTGAAGAACTTGCCATTCATTGACGCGCATTGAGTTTCTCCCAAGGTGATGCTTGTGAAAAGAGCTGACATCCTTCTACTGCATTATACGGAGGCGTACATAGGTATGCTTGCCTCTCGGAAGGCTTGGCTAGGTACCTATAGCATTCCTCTTTAAGAGGACAATCCTTACCCCAGCACATAGAAATATCAGGCATACGTATCTCCAAATAGTTTTTTGAATCTAGCGAGCATATCCTCTGGAATACCTAGACGCTGTGCCCATTCTCGGCACTTCTCTCGAGTAGGTAACTCTGTTGTGCCAAGTGCTACTTGCCAGAGTTCGTTCTCTACCTTAACTCTGGCATTCAGAGATTTAGCATAGAATTCTAACTCCTTATCCATCACTCCTCCTCAAGTTGAATTTGAATCGCTTTCTTTCCTTTCTTTAGGAGATCATTCTTGTTTATTTCACCAAACCTAGCCTGTCCGTACAAGAACTCAATATGCTTGTACGCTGCATCCATCTTCCTTTCTGACCAGAAGATAGTATCCTTAGTTTCAACCGTATAAACTTTCATTTCTTTCTCCTTCGCTTCTTTCCATGAGAAGGGTGCTGCACACTAGTTTGTGGATGCTCTAAGTACTGAACCACAGCTTTAAGAAAAGCTATCTTGTCAGTCCCACTCCTAGTTGCCCAATTTTCCACGCGACCAAGAACAGAATTACACCAACGATGAAGGACTCTGCGGACATTGCCAGTCTTATGGCAATGGTCAAGAGCTGCTTCTTCATGCGATATAAGTCTTAAACACAATGGGCACACATAAGATTGCTCAAGTAGGTGTTTCTCGCGGTACTTCTTTATGTCCCCTGCAAGAAGATGAACTCTGGTGGTTCCCACAGTACTGGGGTTCCATCGGGGTTCAGTTCTCTTGTCATCCACAGTAGCCTTCCTTGCTCTACGAAGTACTCTAGGCTTGTGTCGAATGTCCATCCTTCTTGTTCGCCGTACCATTTGTAAGCATTCCAAGTGCGGGTAAGAGCTTCCCGATTTGTTTCGCACGCATTAACAAAGGCTTGTGCTTTCTTGTCTCCTACCCTTCCCTTGAAGGAGGAGCCGTACGTTAACTCAATACTTTCCGCAAAGTACGGAAGACCGGGAATATTATCAGTCCTATCCCCGGATAGAAGTTGGCGTATGTAATTCCGATTAGCATCAAAGAGAGTGACGTACTCAGCAGTCCACTTACGCGGATCGTAATTGAAATGCCAACCCGGAGTATTCCAGAGATCCTTATCCATAGCAGCAAGTACTACGCCAGAATTTGTATCTCTGTTTTTCCAGAGTTCTATGGATGCAGCATCATCGGCTTCCATGCCATCCACTTCCTTCGCTCCGTGGACATTAATAATGTAGTCCCTCAGAGCACGGTAATGAGTGGGCACCGTTGAAACTCGAGTCCCTTTGTACACAGTTGTCTGTGACAAAGTATCCCTAAAGTTACCTTTCCCCTTGATGAAGATATCCATATCCTCACAGGAAAGAGCCTCTTTTATTTTCTGAATTTGAGATTTCAGATTTTGAAGGGCATTAGCTACCTCCTCGGAGTCCGCTGCAAAACCGCAACGGTACAATAAGGAATCAGCATCAAGGAGTATCTTGGTAACCATCGGTTAACCTCCTGTTAGAAAGGCTCGTCATCAGATGATGCAAGGATGGGTTCCGCTTTCTTAGCAACCTCAACTACAGG